TAATTATATTGATAAAGTAGTATCTGAACTTATTAAACCTACTCTTACATCTTGGAAAACAATAAAACAAATTATTGCTGATTCAAATATAAGTGAGTATGATGAATTATTTAGAGCATTATATGATAGAGTAGAGGAATATAGTAAAGGAAATGATGGTGAACTAATCATTCTAATTTCAGAATCACAATATCAGTCTAATTTTAGGATTGATAAAGAGATAAACATTATGGCTTGTATATCTCAAATATTAAAGGTTATATTAAAGAAAAAGGTTATATAAAGTGAAATTTGTAAAATATCTATTATCTTGGATATCTCAAAATTTAGCAGTTCCATTTTGGATGGTAGGACATGTTCATTTAACAATGAACATTTATGAAGACATATATGAAATATTAGCTTCATTTGGGATGAATATTATAGTAGCAATAGGATTTTATATAGATTGGTTAAGACATAAAAAAGAAAACAATGAATAAACAACAAGTACCTCAAGCGCAAATCGACTTGACAACAACAGCCCCAGTTACATCACCTGATGGTAACTCAATATTCCAAGAAGGAGTAATTTTAAGAAGAGTATCTCGTTTTATTACAGGACAAGCAGAAGATGGTATTATTCCAATCCCATGTTTTTTTGATATTAAAACAGGAAAAGTTATGACTGACTTCTTACCTAAAGAATTAAGAGCAGAATACGCTGAATTAAACGAAACACAAGACTAATGACACCTTGGGATTTTATAAAAAATCTTACTGTAAATAAAACAGGATGGGATTCATATACTGAGAATGAAAAAAATGATTTCAACTCGTATATGGCTCATAAAGTATTAAGTATGGATGAGAAGTATATTGAACTAACAAACTTAGTTCAAAAGCTACCTCCAACTGAAAAAAAACAAATATATAATGTTTACTTAAATATTTTACCTAACAAACCATTATATAGTAAGTATATAAAATCTACCATTAAGTCTTATTCACCTGAGCTACTAACTCATATAGCTTTTTATTTTGAATGTTCAAAAAAGGAAGCTAGTGAATATATTAAGATATTACCTAAACAGGAAATAGAAAATATATTCAATGAGTTAGGTTTAGATGAAAAATTAAAAAAAGCATTAATTAAAGAAATAAAATAATGTCCGGTCCAATTAAAAAATATAATAATAGAGAAATTAATTTTCATAAAGAAATGTCAGAACCAACTGTACCTTATAATGCTGATTACTCTAAAGAAGCAGCTCAAAATCAAATTAAATTAAAAGAAAATTATTCAATTCATACTAAATTAAATGATTATCCTAAATTACCTGAAGTAATTGAAATATTACAAAAAGAATATCCTACTATTGCTAAAGGTTATGAACAAATAATTTTAGAACAATATGAATTATTTGCTAAAAAACATTTAGACTATGGTATGTCAAATATTTCAGCTGGTACTCAATTATCAAATGATGAAGAAAAGGAATTTGCATTAACTGGTTTATGGTATAGATTAAGTGATAAAGTTAATCGTTGGAAAAATATGATTATCAATAAACGTAAAGTAAATAATGAACCTTTAATTGATACATATCAGGATATTACTAACTATGGAATTATAGCTCAGTTAGTAGAACGTGGTCTTTGGAAGAAATAATGGCTAAGAAATTACCTAAAATAGTTAAAGAAATTAGGAAGTATAAACCTAGAGATACTGATTATAGATTTGAAAAAACTATATCATATAGTCAAATGTCTATGTTTAGATCCTGTAATCACAAATGGCAATTACAATACAAAGAAGGTAATTACCTATATCAACCTTCAATCCATTTTATATTTGGAACCGCAATGCATGAAACAGTACAACAATACCTTACTGTAATGTATGAGGAAAGTGATACAGCAGCTGATGCTTTAGATCTAAATGATATATTTGAATCTAAACTAAGAGACTTATACGCTGACGAATATAAGAAAAATACTAAGACACACTTCAGTAGTCCTGAAGAGTTAAGAGAATTTTATGAAGATGGATTAAATATATTATCTTACTTAAAGAAGAACAAGAAAAAATATTTCAGTAAACGTGGTTGGCACTTAGTAGGTTGTGAAGTACCCATCGTATTAAATCCAAATAAACTGTATAAAACCGTGTTATATAAAGGGTATTTAGACCTTGTATTATATCACGAGCCAACAAATACATTCACTATAATCGACTTTAAAACGTCTACTAGAGGATGGAACGATGCAGCTAAAAAGGATGAGGATAAACAATTCCAATTAATACTTTATAAACAATTCTTTGCAGAACAATTTAATGTTCCTGTAGATACAATCGATATTAACTTTGTTATATTGAAACGTAAAATATATGAGAACGCTGAATACGTTCAACGTTATATTCAGGAATTTAGACCTGCAAGTGGTAAAGTTAAAGTAAATAAAGCACTAGACGCTATGAATGAGTTCATAACTAGTTGTTTTAATACAGATGGGACATATAAAGAAAAATCACACACTCCTAATCCAAGCGCGTTTAACTGTAAATACTGCCCATACTCGTCAAACAAGTTATGCGCTTTTGCACTCTCTTAAACTAAGTATATATTTATAATAAAATATCAATATATACAACATTATGGAAAAAAAAGACATGACACTCACGAGTGTCAAAATACAAAGTGAATTATTCGAAGATTTTAGAGTAGAATGTGTTAAACGTAAATTCTCATTTCAAAAACTAGCAGATAGATCAATCCATCTATACTTAACAAATGAAGAGTTTCGTAAAATGATCCACAGTCATACAGGCTTAAGTTTGGAAAAATAAAAAATAGTTATTATAATAAATTAAAACAGTTATATGAATTCAAGTTTCGCTTATTTGCCTCCTGAGAAGAGGAAGAAAATTCTCCTAATATGTGATGATATTAGAGTCCATTCAGGAATTGCTACTGTCGCTCGAGAAGTAGTTTTACACACTGCCCAACATTTTAATTGGGTTAATTTAGGAGGAGCTATTAATCATCCAGATGCTGGCCAACGTTTAGACTTATCAGCAGACACAAATCTCAATACAGGATTAACAGATTCTTCTGTTATCATGTATCCAATAAACGACTATGGTAATCCTGATCTTTTAAGACAATTAATTAAAATTGAACAACCGGATGCTATTATGTTAATTACAGATCCTCGTTATTTTGTTTGGTTGTTTGCTATGGAAAATGAAATTCGTAAGTACATTCCTATTACATATTTGAATATTTGGGATGATTATCCTGCTCCTCTATACAACAAAGCGTTTTATGAGGCATGTGATTTATTGATGGGGATTTCAAAACAAACTGTAAATATTAATAAATTAGTATTAGGTAAAAAAGCCGATAGTAAAATTATTCGTTATGTCCCTCACGGATTAAATCATGATATATTTAAACCAATAGATAAAAACGATCCTGATTTAAAGGAATTTAAAAAACATTTATTTAAAAATAAAGAGTATGATTTTGCTTTACTGTTTAACTCTAGAAACATTAGACGTAAACAAATTCCAGATACTCTTCTAGCTTACAGATACTTTATTGATACTTTACCTATTGAACAAGCTAAAAAATGTTGTTTAGTTCTTCATACTGAACGAGTAAATGAACATGGAACTGATCTAGATGCTGTTATTGAGTTAATCGCTAATGATGAAAAATATAATATCATATTTACTGATGCTAGATTTGAGTCTATCCAAATGAATATGCTATATAATAGTACAGATGCTCAAATTCTATTAACATCTAATGAAGGATGGGGATTGAGTTTAACTGAAGCTATTTTAGTAGGTAATCCAATTATTGCAAATGTAACTGGAGGAATGCAAGACCAAATGAGATTTGAGGATGAAAATGGAAACTGGTTTACACCAGATGAAAATGTTCCTTCAAACCATTTAGGTACTTATAAAAAACACGGTAACTGGGCATTCCCAGTATTTCCAAGTACAAGAACATTAGTAGGTTCACCTCCAACACCTTACATTTGGGATGATATTTGTCGCCCAGAAGATGCAGCTAAACAAATTTCAGCAGTATATAATTTAACTCCTGAAGAACGTGAAGAAAGAGGTATGGCTGGTAGAGAATGGGCTATTGGAGAAGAAGCAGGATTCACAGGTGAGGCTCAAGGAAATAGAATTATTGATGCTTTTAATGAATTGTTTGAAACTTGGAAGCCAAGAGAAAAATTTGAATTTGTAAACACAACAGAAATTAAAGATAAAGTTTTAAATCATAAATTGTTATATTAATGAAACCATTATTTGTTATAAGTTGCCCTTTTGACACCTACAGTGGCTACGGTGCTCGATCAAGAGATTTAGTTAAAGCCATTATTAAATCAGATAAATACGATGTTAAGTTATTGTCTCAACAATGGGGTATCACACCCTTTGGTTTTTGTGAGGACAATAAAGAATGGAGTTTTCTATTAGAACATTCTCTCCCAGACAATCGACTTCCTAAACAACCTGATGTGTGGATGCAGATTACTGTTCCTAATGAGTTTCAAGCTGTTGGAAAGTATAATATAGGAGTAACAGCTGGTATTGAAAGTACAATTTGCCCTCCTGAATGGATTGAAGGAATTAATAGAATG